AATAATCCGTAATACATATATACAAAGGAAAATACGATGGATATTCAAGCACTCCGCAAAATGCGCAACTCAGACTTTGGTGCAATCTCTAATGCATTCGAGAAAGTCGCAAACCCCCAAACAGAAACTAAGTCATATGTCGATGATCGCTTTTGGCGATTGGAAGGTGACAAAGCAGGTAATGGCACAGCCACACTTCGCTTTCTTCCACGAGTAGAAGGTGATGAACTCCCATGGGTTCGAATCTTTTCTCATGGCTTCCAAGGTCCAACTGGTAAGTGGTATATTGAAAACTCTCTAACCACTCTTGGTGAGAACGATCCTGTTGGTGAGTTGAACACCACTCTTTGGAACTCTGGTTCTGAAGCCAACAAAGAAATCGCTCGCAAACAAAAGCGTAAACTCTCTTTCATTGCCAATGTTCTGATTGTATCAGATCCAAAGCATCCTGAAAACGAGGGTAAGGTATTCTTGTTTAAATTCGGCAAGAAAATCTTTGACAAGATTATGGACAAGGCTCGTCCAACTTTTGAAGACGAGAAGCCAGTCAATGTCTTTGATTTGTGGGAAGGTGCAAACTTCAAAATGCGTATGCGTAAGAAAGATGGTTACGCCAACTATGATGAGTCAGGTTTCAGCGAACCAGTGGCAGTTTCTGATAATGAAGAAAAACTATTGGCTATCGTAAACGCACAAACCAAGTTGTCTGAGTTTACAGATCGTAAAAACTTTAAATCTTATGATGAGTTGAAAAAGAAACTCAATGAAGTTTTGTCTGGTGATTCTTTTGCAAGCAAGTCTGCTGCAGAGATTGCCGAACAGGAAGATCGTCCAGTAGCATCTGCACCAAAGGTTGCCTCAAAACCAGCACCAAAGATGCCTGAGATTAATGACGATGACGATGATGTTATGTCTTACTTCGAGAAGATTGCTAAAGAAGATTAATCTTTAGAGTAGAAATTAAAAAGGGATCTTTACGATCCCTTTTTTTATGCGTATTTGCTTCGTTGCCAAGAACTAAGAGATGACTCTTGATTTCTTACTGGTGGTTTAATTAGTTGTGTTTGACGAGTTGTATTATTAATCGTTGGAGCAACAACAGAAGTATTGCCACCACCTCCACCAGATTGTCTTTCTGCTGCACGATTCTCAGCAGACTTACTATTCACCAATCCAGCAGCACCCATCGCTGCACCCATTGCTGCAATTTTATCAGTAGGTAATGCAGCAATTGCTTTAATCTTATCGGTGTCTATGGCAGAGAATGCTTTCATTCCTGATGCTAATTTTTCTACACCGATACCTGCCTTCTCAATGTTTGGACCACTCTCACCGAGTTTCATAATCTGATCAACGGCAGATCCACCTGGAGTTACTGCACCGAGTAATCCACTAACTAAGTTACCAACACCAGCAATCGCTGAGCCAGCACCAAATGCAGCCATCGCTCCACTAATTGCGAATAGCCCACCAGCAGTTTGAGCAAGTGAACTACCATCTATCGCTGCTAATCTTTCAATACTAGAAACAACAGCATCAATGATTGCTATAATTGAGTCAGAGATAGCACCAATCACTCCCATAATAACATCACCAACTCCTTTGATTACCTCTGGGATTTTTTCAATAGCAGCAACAAATACATTTTGTATAACATCGGCAACTTTCATTAACACTGGAGCCAATGCTTCCATAAATGGTGCAGCCATTTCAAGTGCTTTACCAATACCCATCATAGCAAGAGTAAATGCAGCAAGTCCGACTAATGTTAATGGATTTGCCAGAAATGATACACCAATAGCAAGCCCACGAAGAAACTTAATAATTGCTTGCCCAGCAGAACCAGCCAAACTTGAAAGTGCTTTACCAATAGATACCAGACCAGTAGCTATGCCTTGCAAGAATCCAGCGATACCCTTTCCTGCCCCAGTCATCAATCCCTGTAAACCAGCACCCAGCGACTTTAATCCCAAACCAAGTCCACCCAACAAACCACCTCCGCCACTATCGCCAGCCTCTGCTTTAGTTGTTGGTGTTCCACCTGGACGAGTATTTTCTTCTATTTTTGTTAGAAGATCTGCCTGCGCACCTTGAACTTTTAGTTGTTCGTTTGCAGCTTCTTGTTGTTCACCAGCAGACGCAAATGCAGCAGTGGGAGTTTTTTCTTCCTGAAGACTTTGTGCTCTTAAATCATATTTGGCGAGTTCACCAGTACTTTGTTCTCTTGATGCAAGAAGTTTTTTACCTTCAGTAGATTTTGCTACTTGTTCATCACTAAAACCAGTGGTTTGTTTAAACTCTGCTATCTTTGTTTCGTTATTTTTAATTTCTTTAGTTGCGGCATATGCACCTTTGAAGTTCTTTGATGCCTCATCTCGAGACATTGAAGGATTAATTGCTTTTTGTGCTTTAATAAACTTTTCTTTTTCGATAGATTTATTAAAAATTCCTAAAGGATTAACTGCTTTCATAGCAGTTGTTTTTAGTGCACCGACACTACCAAACTTATCAGAAAAACCTTTCTTTAAGTCACCTATTCTATCACCAAGTGATCTAAAAGTTTTCATACCTTCTGCTAAACTAGCAATGGCTTTTGCTTCTTCTGCACGAATTTTTGCTTGCTCTTTCATATTGGCAAGCATTTCTTTTTGTGTGACTAATAATTGTTTATCTGTTTCTAAAGTTTCAGCCTCAATTTTTTCTTGACGATCACCATCATCATCAATCTTTTTAGTTTCAACTAAAGTTGCTATTTGAGTGAGTTGTGCTGTTTCAAGTAATTTACGCATAGTAAATAAATGCTCGTTAGCAGTTGCCTGCATATCAAGCATTGCAGCGAAGTTTTTAGGTGATGCTGTTATGACTGCCATCTCTTACCTTTTCTTAGATTCTATTCTTTTCTTTTCTTCTTCTAGATACTCAATCAACATATAAACATACACTTCTCTTTCAAACGGAATCATTTCCTCAAGTTCCGTTAGCGAGTATTTGTGGTACTGCATCAGAGCGAAATTCATTTTATAGTAATTCGCCAATGTTTCATGACAAAGGTTAATTAAAAAAAACTTTGCATGCCCTCCAGCATCTTCCTGTGTTGTTTTTGGCACACAGGGCAAGTGTATTCTATTTCCTTTTTAATTCTTGGCATTGTAGCAAAGAATTGTTGAACCTTAACGAACTGTTCAGAGGTTAGATTGTTTAAAAACTGTAACAACTCTTCATGTTTCTGTTCTTTACCATAGAAAATCTCTTCACCCTGATAGATGTAGTCGATAGAATCTGCAACTACACTAAACACTTTATCTAAGTCATTTGTATCAAGATTTTCTAATCGTTTCATAACATCCATAGTTGGATATTTCATAACGACTCCAACATCACCAAAAAGATTAATCTTGTTGTTATGATTCGGATCTTTTTCTACAATCAATGTAGTTAAATCAATAGAAACTTTAACTCTAGCCTTTTCGTTATCTTCACCATGGTCGATATCACATGGGAATATTAACTCAATAATTTCACCAACAGACTTTGCTCTAATTTGAGTAAACATATACTCAAGATCAAATGTCGCTAGTTTATCAACATCAAGTGTGTCTAGTACACAAGTGTTAATGATTCCCTTTAAAGTTTGAATCATAACACCAATATCTTCACTCTGTTGTGCAATTAGTAGTGCCTTTTCCTCTTTAACAAGGAAAGGTCTAAACTTCACACTCACTCCACTCGAGGGCACGACCATTGTATAGGTCGGTGCACTCATCATCGGTAATGCCATATTATTCTCCTTTAGCCATATTCTTAATTAACTTATTCAACTCAGCAGTGCTACCTACAAAGATAGCATTGTTTGTAACCTGTTTGGCTTTTTCTGCCTTAGATGGTTCATCTAGTTTTTGTTTCTGTTGATGTAAATCTAATAATTGTTGGTTTATATCTGCCAACTGCTTCATTAGATTTCCAACAACTTCAAAAGCACGAGGATGTTCTGACTGCATAGCCACATCCAAAGACTTTTGTAGTGCCTCTTGTCCTTGTTGTAAAAGGATACGAAGATTATTACGAGTTACTTCATAATCATCTTCAATTTTATTATTTGAGTGTGATACAATTACACCATCTTTATCAATCACTTCTGTAGGTGTCATAGTTTTCACTTCAAAAACTTCAGATAACGAGTCATCAATTTTCATTATAATTCGCCACGCTCCATTAAAATCTTTTTATTAGCTTGATGTTCTGCTTGTGTTAATTCTTTATTTTCACCTTTGTATGGAACAGCATAGTTATTTTTTATTAACCAGTCGTTAACTCTTGTTCCATCCTCAAGAATAAAAATTCCAAGAATTCTGCCGAATTTATCATCATTACTATCAGATTTTTGTGTTTCAATAATCTGCCATGATCCAATAGGAAGTTTTTCAGCTAATTTTTTCTTAGATAAAATTCCTCTAACTTTTTCTTCTTTATTTGTAGTTCTTGATTCTGGTGTATCAACTCCAGCCATACGAACTCGTTGATTTACTAAGATTATATTAAACCCTAAGTCTAAATCGATATCAACAGTATCACCATCAAGAACTTTATTAATTTTACATTTATATTGATACATTTTTAATCTTTCTTAGCAAACTTTTCTGATGCAGTAAACCCCAGCCCAGCTATAACAATATATATCATGGACTCAAATAATGCAGGTGTTCCTTTATACCCGAACACATCCATTATCATTACAAACGCACATAGTAAAAATGCTAAAAGAGTTATAACTCTCTTGCTCGAAACAGAACCATTAACTCCATCTGCCAACATACTTTTTAGCCAGTTATTCATTAGAATTTTAATAATCCAGGAAGTTTAGTTACACCATATGTAAGAGCAGAACCTGTTAGGAAATTACCTGCTTGAGTACCGATAGTTTTGTTTAATGTTTCTTGAAATCCAGTAAAGTTCTTTGATAGTTTATCGAACCAACTTGTTGGAACTTTCTCACCATCTTTTAATGGAGTCACTGCAGTTGCTGTCCAATATTTGTATTGCATAGTAACTGGAAGTTTCATAACTTCTTTGGATGCTTGGTCTAGATTAACTGAGCCAATGTTCTTTGGATAGCATTCCCATAAAGTCATTTCATAACGAGTATTATCATTGATATCCTGAACTTCAATAACCATATTAGTAATGTAGTTATTATAGTAGTTCCAATTTCTTGTAGTTGGATTTTGAATCTGATCAACCCAACGATCGAATAGATCTTTAACTTTTAGATCATTGTCAACATAGAAAGTCATGTTTACATTGTCATATAATTTCTCGTATGGAACTTCACGGAATTCACCATATGTTCTGTTTTGAATTGTAGAGAAATTAACTCCAGGGAGTTGCACTGTGTCGCAGAACAAAAGAACTTTCTGTAACGCTTGTGGATTTACGCCAGATGGTGGAGTAAATAATACAACGAAACGATTTTGTCTTGCCATCGCCCCAGATTTAACCTGAGAGATAAAATCATTTATGCTTCTA